CATTTACACTTACTGCCGTAGATGTTGTATTTGTTAGAATAAAGCTAAAAATAACAGCTGAAGACCCGGACTCTATACTAATAACCTCAGTCAAATCTGTTGATGCTATCTGTCCTGACCCAAGCCTTGAATATGACATATTTTTTACTCATTATCGTACAAGTTCACAGAAAATCTAAGAGACCCTATGACTGTATTATTTGTGTCTGTTTGAGCTGTAAACCATATAACCTCCCCGGCTTCCAAGGGAAAACCAACGGGGTCAGAATGGTCGAATGTGTTTTCTATATCAGTGTCCATAACATGTCTAAATATCTCGTACTTTGTATCTATAAGCCTACTCCACTTCCACCCTCTAACTATAACCTTCGGAGCGGTACCGCTTGACAGTTTCCCGATATTTATTGCTAGGCTTTTTGCTATTGCCTTTCCTGTTATCTCAGTGAAAAATATAGCTTGCTGAGTTACGCTGGCCCCGGCCGGTATAAAAGCAGCCACGCCCGTATCTGTCGTATGAGTTATCGCTATGTCATTAACATTTGCCTGAGCGGTACCAGATGAGCCAAGAGAGCATCTATTAATTCCGTATCCAGAGAACGAAGTTACATCAGAACCGGTAGACCCCAATGTATGAGTAGACAGGGATTCTACGCCATCATCATCAACATGGTAAAAATCAAGGGTAAGGGCTCCAGTTGCGCCGCCGCCCGCGCCATCCGTCCCGGAGGTATAAGTTATAGTGTATGTCTCCGCAGCGGTTAACAGCGTTGGAGAATTTGTTATTGAGTCAGCTATAATAAACGCTTCACCGTCCGCCGTATCCAAGTCAGGCCTATGTGCAAATTTATTAAACTGAGAGACACCGGTTCTTAGGCCTATCGATATCTCATCTTGTGCTATTGAGCTGCGAACCACTATAGCATCAGAATCTACTTGTATAGCTTGATTTAGTGGGTTTGTTGACGCCCTAAAGACGCCATAATAACAATATAATTGGAACGTTGACTGCGCTGAGGAATCATTTACAAATCGCACCCTAAAGTGCCTAGGCCCCTTTGTTGCTGTGTGGAACTCATGAACACCAGAATTAACCTTAAACCCGCTAACCGGATACGTTCGCCAGTCGGTACCGTTCACGCTAAAATCAAAATACAGGGTTCCTGAAACATCAGAAAAGCATGAGCACATAACATCTGCAAAAGGGTTCTGCTCAGACGTCCCGGTAAATGTAGCTGCACCGGAAAGCGCAGTTGTTGTGGTATTTCCAGCGCTAGCTATACCATAGCCGGAATCTGACAAATAACTCATTCAATAACCCACTCTAGCAAATCTTCTTTGTATTTAAAGTTAAATGTATCGTAAGCGAAATGAATAATGGCTGAAGTATCACCATTAATCGCACCAATCACATTTACAATGAAATTCCCAGACAATTGAACAGTAACGTATTCGTTATTGGCTGGGGTCGTGTTGAGCGTAATGTCTGCCCCGGCCGTAACTCTTACAAACTCATCACCGATAGTCGTATGATTTGACGACACAATAAAATCGGTTGGCTCTGGGTGCACATATTCAAATTTAGCTGCGGTAGAAAGGCCCATCATGCCTATCGCTTCGCCAATACCTGACGATGTGTTGCCTGCTGCTCCACCCGTCCTTAGATACAATTGCTGCATAATTCGCTCTAGTGACGCGAAATAATAATCAAGATCTAAATCTATATCCTTAGTTGGCCTGATTTTCGTAAGCGAATAAGGTGGATTTACTTGTGTCATGGGCGTCCAGCCCCCCGCACATAAATACCTGCATCATAAAGGGTAAATCTAGTGTTCTCCGTATATGTAATGCGAACCGTCAAATCCTTGAACTTCCTATTACTATGATCCTCTATAGATTCTTGGTAATCACCAGACCTCCCAAGAGACAACCAGCTTTCAGCCCCAAAAGATCTACCGCCGTCCGTTGAGTAATCAACAATCATCTGTGGGTCGTCATCACCAATACCGACAGCGGTTTCAACAGCAAACTGTATCATTTTCATCTGCATGTATTCTCTTGGACTACCAATAGTCTCACCAGCGAATGGCCTAAACACTCTCTGTCTAGTCTTTTGCACTCCGTTATCTTTAAAAGTAGTCTCGTCTAACGTGTAGATATTTCCATTATCTTTATCGCCAACAACCATTTTTCCAAAAAGAAAAGCTGAAGTCTTTCCTCTCCAAAGCGACCCTTCATTTACACCTTCATCTATCTCACTCCATAAGTTAGTTATCTCATTAAATACCCATACCTTTCCCTCTCCAGGAAAGTAATAAAATATCATGTTCATTCCATTTATCAACATACACTGAATAAATGCATCTGCAGTGTCGTACCCTGAAAATTCCTCAGATATGCCTATATTGCTATCAGACAACTTAACCGAATTAAAATTAACCAGTCTATAAGGCATATTATCACTACCCAAAAAATACATGGCGCTCGAAGTTGAGCATATGCAGTCTTTGTTTGCTATCCCTGTGTCCTCACTTATAGCACCGTTCATGCGCTCAAAGGGTGGGTTTCCAGTGCCGGTATTTTCCCACGGCTCAAAATCTTCATCTGAAATGGCAAATAAAAACTGGTTAAAAACTTTTATCGCTACGGTTTTACTTGGCGTAGAGTCTGCCTTGAAAGTATTAAGATTGTTAAAAGTTAATGTACCAACGTTTGCCACCCATATAAAACCATCTGAGTCAAGAGCTATAAACTGGTCATTAAGATAGGCGATTTGAACTGGAGTAAAGTCAAGACTTACTAGTGAGTAGCTAACACCATCAGAGGACTGATACATACCCTCATTAGTCGTCACAACCAGAACAGATCCGTTATCTTCCATCGAGACTAACCCGGACCCAAGTATACCTGCCACTGTAGTCGCCTGAAAATCACTACCAAAAGCAACAAGCCGGTCACCCGAAACCTTTATTCCCAGACCTTTAAATATTCTCTTATGTATCCCCCTGTCCCCGGTGGTCAAACTAAAGTCAAACTCTGATTTTAGGCCTGGGAAAGAATACACGGCAGCATTATCGGTAAGCGAATTCTGGGCGGGAACAGCGTACATATTGCGCGTTCTTTGTATTGAAAGGTCTTTAGCTGAGGAGATAAAAGTATCTCCAGCTATTGTGTAAGGGTATTTTTTGAACTTAGTTGAGATCGGCATTAAATAACTCCGCCCATCATTCGCTTTCTGGGAGCGGGACTTAGGGCGCCCTCTTTATCCCTTGCGTTAACCCCGGCAATCCCCGCATAGAACTCACCCTTATAGAAGTTTGCTATATCCTGCTCTCCTGAGCGCTGATTTACAACCCATAGTGCGCCGTAAAGATAGACATCAGGATTCGATAATAGCAAGGCATTATCATCAACAGAATCAGATAGGGCGGGCAACTTTGCAAAGTGCTGAATCTCTACGCTATATGTGTCATCTGGGGTTCTGTCAAGCTCGATCTGTGAGGTAACAGTATAAAATTTAGGTATCCCTGCAACGTCGTAAACCTTCAATGAGTCGGGCATAACAGGAATTAAGGCTATCCTTTGATCGCTGTATATAAGCCCGATTTTACGCATACTTAAAAAGCCAGTAGGCAAGGCAAGGAATCTAGACGATGTGCTTAATACACTTGTTGTCAGCGTCTCCATTGACCTTATTTTTAGTGTCTCAGAATCGTTAGCGTAAAGCCTTGAGTCTGCTATCTGTATTGCTGTATCTAAAAACGAAGTTATTGAATTGCTGCCACTGAAATCTGCAACGGCGGCTTTGAGATCATCGTAAGTTTCAATTGTCATATTTTTTACCAAAAAAAAGGGCCGCTAAGCCCCAATTATACACACTTTATAGAACCGTTATTAGGATTTATCTAACGCTGGCTTACCTTGCTTTCGCCTCATCCAAACCTTGCTTAGCTGGTCAGCTTCGGATAAAACTTTCTTGTTGCCTTCCTTGTCTTTATAGTGCACTGGATCAAGAGTAAAATCACTACCCTCTCTAATAAAATTCCCACCGTAAAAGCCATCTTTCGTTGCTGTAACTTCAACAGACATAATTAATTCCCCTAAGAAATAGTGTACCCAGATGCATAATCTTTCTTACCATGGATCATGTTCATTGGGGTTAGGTAAGCGTCTACCGTGACGCTTGGCGTTGTTCCGGCTAACGTATACACCACTTGAAGGTATCGCTCATTAGTGTACGGGATAGCCAAAACAACTAAATCACCGGCAGTGAGCGCTGTGGTTAGAACCGCCTTCGTGGCAATCACGGTAGCAGAAGAGAATGATGTGTTATCATCCGTTTCCACGCTGAACGTGTAGGTCTCGTTCCCCGTCGTGAAATCTGCCGCAACCGAGACCGCTATTACAACGGCCATGGGGTTTCCGGTACCTATATCTCGATCTTGAGATAAATCGATATAGTTTGTTGAATCTGCCGTAGCTGTTAAGGCTTGAGCATTTGACATTAATAATTCATTGTCTACGTACATAAAATATACTCCTTAAACCACTCGGGCTTCAGTGTTTATGATCTTGTCAACTAGGCGAACCGGAATCCCAAGGAAACGAGTCGTGTGGATTGTCTGACCAAACTGATTTAATCCAGCCTCAACAGTTACAGCGCTAGCCGACTTATCTAGGCCAATTAAGCGAAGGTGAGATGCCACGGTTCTATTCACGTAAAACGCGAACTTTCCGCTCAGTGTTGGCATTCTGTCAATTGCTCGAGACATTAGCTTAATTATGCTAGTCGAGGCTGTAATAGCTTGTGTGCCGGTCAAGCCGATCAAGTCACTAACATCAATATTTGCAATCCTTGCGGCATATCTCCAGTCTTTCACGACTAAACCATTTTTCCATTTAAACAAATCAACGTACGCTTGAAACTTATTGTTATCATCGTCATCGACTTCTTGCAAGCCAAGATCGCGATGCTCAATACCTGCCTTAGATCCTTTTGGAAACACACCAAAGCATCGATCACCGCCCCAGCCCACAAGCAAGATTGAAGTGTTGTCGGAACCGGTACCGCCAGCATCAAGAATATTCTGAGCATTGGCTGCCGAAAGATCATTGTACCGAGGCATAAACCCAACGTACTCCTCAGGATTTGCGGCTGATCCATAGATTAGGGTTTGAGCTTGAGCTTGTCCCATGGCCTCCATGAAGGGCTTCGATTCAGAGAGCCTAAAGGAGCCCAGATTCCCCTCAAGTGACGCAACATCTTCGTCTAACTGTGACCGGGCAATAAGAATAGCTGCATTCTCAGTTACCTGCACAGTTGTGGACTTGGAGTTCGGAGTACCCTGATTTGTCTTCCTGTAATAGGCCGTAGGGAGTCCGGTACGGATAGTTGTCTGCTCTCCCGTGGGTAGATTTCCTTCTTTGAAAAGCATATCCGTCAAGACTTCGTTAGTCTGCTCAAGTTGCTCAACGATCATCGGCACCTTTCCTTTTGGGTCAATTCGCTTGCCCCAGTCAGATAGTGTTAATAAGTTACCGCCAATTCCAGCCATTTTATTACCTATTTAAGTTATGAACCGTAGAAAATTTGCTCTGGCGTCAGCTCCTTGTCAGAAGATGGCGCCCGTTTTGTTTTAAGCGACTTAGAAGACAACGCCTTAGGCTTGACTTTTGATGAGCTGGCAACTAGGTCTAGATACTTTTGCGCATACATAGCCGCTTTATAAGCACGATGATCAAGCATTTGCGCACGCTCTTCATCACTAAAGCCTAAACTGTTAAATCCCTTTGTCATTAGCTCAAAGTCCTTACTTTGAACCTCCTTATCTTGCCATTCAGGCATTGAGTCTACGAGTAATTTCATCTCTCTATCCTCAGTTGCCTTTCTTGCCTCACCTTGCCGTTCAATGAAATCATCCTGAGTTTTCGTCAAGGCCTCTTTTAGAGCGGTCTGCTCTTCCTTAAGTCTTGTATACTCGGGCATGTCATATTGTCGCAAGTCATCCCAATCAATTTCTTTTTCAGTCTTTTCGTGTAACGCTTTGAGTTCACCGTAAATCGCCGCTACTTTCGCTTGCTCGCCCGAAAACTCTTTTGAAGCCTCCGCTCTCGCCTGCTCAGTAAACGCCTTCTTTTCTTCAGCAAACTGCATTTTATCCTTTGTGTAGTTTCTCTCCTGGTTAAAGCTCGATATTAATTTCTCGATATTAGCTTTAACCGTCTTACCTTCAGATTTGAATTCGAATAGACCTTTATCTTCATCGTATTCGTATTTAACAAAATCGTTAGGCTCATCAAAAACCACATCGTCAACATCACCACTTTTAGAATCGTCGCTATCGGTTGCGCCTGCTTCGACGTCCGCGACTTCATCTTCGCCAGTTTCGCTAACTTCCTCAACGTTATCTAAATCGCTTGGCTCTAACTGCTCTGACTCATCGTCAGTTGGCGGCTCACCGTACATGATACTCGCTGCTTCATCTGCACTCATTTCTTCTACAACTTCAGATCCGCTAGGGCTGTCTGACATAGTTAACACCTATATAACACAAACTATTAATAAAGTAAAACTATAAAGACCTATGCAACTTAGATACCTTATTAGCCTTATCCTCTCTTGCTGCCGCCATTTTACCAGACTCTATCTCTCTTGACAAAAGAGCCTCAAAATCATTAACTCCCTGCATCATTGCCCATATCTTTTCTCGCTTTCTCCATCCGCTCCATACCGTTCTTCGTGACCATTGATCGATAAGATCAGCTTTTATGGCTATAAATGATTCCCTAAAAATAGGGTTATCCATAAGCTGCTTAGCCTGACTTGCGCGCTCCAATGCATTCATCAAACAATACTCCCCGGAACATCCCGTCCATTCTGTAATTCTAGTTTTGTTAACTCTATAGTTGAGTTAACCTCGGACTGCTGTCCCTTCTGTGCGGTGCTTATATTGAACTGCCGTTTATCTTCGTTAAGTTTGGCAACGGATATCTGGTCTTTCTGATCGGCTTCCTGTTTCTTGATTGACGTAGTAGCTAAAGCCGTTTGCTGCTTAATCTTCTCAGCATCTGCTAGCATATTACTTTGCTGTAGCTGTTGCCCCATGACCTCCATCTGTTGCTGCATTTGCTGAATCTGTTGCTGCATAGCTTCATTTTGCTGGACAATTACTTGCTCTGGCTGAGACGGGTCATTAAAGTATTTTTGAACGCTGTTTATGCCTGACGTCCGCAATATTGCTTTTATCGTGTTGTACTTCTTATCGTTGTCAACCAGAGGCGACCCTTTGGCCTGCTCTCGCTCTTGAACTTCGAGTATAGAGCTTAGTGTTTCTATCTCTTTATCGTCCCCACCCGACCCAACAAGAGTTTGGACGTTATGCTCAAATCTCCAGCTTGACGGATCAACACTCAACTGTTTGCCTAGCACATATATTTCCTGCTCGCTGTCCTGAAAATGCTTGGCCATCCATGCTGCGCCCTCGTATAAATCGCGATATGCAATCTCGGCAATGTTTCTACATACAAGTTCTATTTTGCCTGTAGCAGCCGCTTCAACGCCTTTAAATCTAGTTGCAGTTTCTTCGTTTAGCCTGTCGGACGTCAAGGCTTGATTGGTTATCATGTTTCCTGTTGACTTAGTGAACACGCTATCCATGTATTGAATTGTCATCAATGTCTTATCGCCGGTATAAGGTACCGGCTCAGGCAGTACAGAATTCATGGGCGCGCCCTTCACCCGTATCATTCCATTTTTGTGAGCAGAAAGAAAATCATCAGTGTTCACCAGCTTCTCATCGATGAACGTGCGGCCCATAGACACTGCTGTCTGATTATCAAAAAGATTTCTACCTAAAACCGTGTTTATGCGCTGCTGTCTGCATGCTAGCTCACCTCGACTTCGCCCTATGAGTGAGTGGGGCATTTGTATTGCTGAGCATCCGGCGTACGGGATATGATCGAAAGGCTTGTTTTCAAGAACATAAGATCCTGACTTAATCACATGTCTCCATTCAGCAATACCATCGTCGTCATAGTCATACATTGCATACAAGTCTACTCCTGATACCTCTTCCAAAGACCACTGCATATCAGCGATTGATCTCTCATCACCGCCCTGCTCTCTAAATCGATCTAGCTTAACGTCATTTGTTTCGCCAGATGACTTTGGTAGTTTGCCGATTACATCTTTATCGAAACCGTACGCAAGCAACTCACCTCTGGTCTTTCTAAATCTTTTGCCGAAGTATGGCCCGTCGTACTTGGACTGGATACCTTTCGGTATGAGCATATCCTCCCAGGGAACGTTTCGAATATAGAACTCTTGCCTCTCTCTTACAAGTTTAACTTTGAAATCAAAGGATGACTCACCATCTTTAAGCTCAATTTCCTCCTCAATCTCAACAGACTCAACACCTTTTTCATCCTTTAGTGCATCGAGCTTAATCTGAAATTCAAGCTTATCAAGACCCCTATACACAACTGTTGACGGCTTCTTGACTGTCTCTATTCCGTATTCAATGAATCCGGCTTTCTGTAGATCGATCTCTTTTAGCCAATCAATTTGCTTTTTGTATGAGTCTTTGCAGTTTGCTATTAACCAAGACACGTACTGGTTCATTTCTTCAGATTCAAGTACTGCGTCTTTACCACCATTTACCGGCTTAAACTCAACTGGAGCGCCGCCACCCAAAAACACCCTAGCCATTGACACCATGTCGGAATCAACTGTATCACTAGTATCCGTGGACACGTACCGTGATAGCCCTTCTTCCTCATCACCGTAAAGCTCTGAGTTATAAGAATCAAGAAATAGCTTATTGTCTTCTTTGTATGAGCCGCTATCAACTACCGAGCTTTCAATTGCTGAGTTTATGAAATTGCACAGATTAATATCATTTTTATTTGAGTCATCTTTATTCATATTCTAGCTCTACTCATCATGGGTAATGGCTTACCCCAGTCCGTTTGCTGATTATCGTCATACCCTTGCGCGTACTGCCTGAAAGCATCGGCGGCTTCTGAGTGAATATCATGAAGCGGTGTATCGGAGAATCTGCCTGTGTTTTTATTAAAGCTCTTTCTGTAGCTGTCAAGATGAATTATACCATACTTACACTTTTCTTTATCGAACCAGCACGATGAGAATGAGTCCCTAGTCTTCTGTATACCTGTGTTTATGTCGCCTACCCTTGGTACTATGACTATATTCTTAAGCTTTAGATCTTCGAGCATAGCCTTTGGTGATATATTTTCCTCCATTCCCTGCCTCTTATGCTCGGCATCATGAGGCAAGTAATGCTCCCCCCACGTGTAGCCTAGTTCATTTAATTTCTTAACGTAATAATTGTAAGGCTCACCCCAGCCCTCGATAAATCCAATAAAATTATCGAACTGACCTACGCGCTGGTGCAACCATATTGCCGTACCGTCCCCGCTTCCGATATCCCAGAAAGTGTTAACCGGAATACCATCTTTAATTGGTAAGCTTGTTATTCGATTCTCTTTACGTGCTCTTGTCATCTGTACTGTGTAGTAGCATCCCTGTTTAGACTTCTGGAAAGCCTCTTCTGGCGTGCTAGGGTACTCCTGCCACATCTTTTCCTCCTCTCCAGAGAATTCAGCGTCACGTGTCGCTGTCCACCACGCTCGCTGATTATCGGTTATAGATTCACCCGTCTTTCCTTCTATCTCATCAAAATATTCATGATCCTTATCTGTCATAATCACGTTCTCACTATCGATAGAATACCGCTTTTCACCCCACCATGGATAAAAAAGAAAGTTAAACTCCTTCGGGTTTAGCTTTGCACCCGAATCCTTTAGTTTTTTTGCTCTATCTGTCATCTTATAGAACTCGCCGTCCTGACCTTCCGCTGTGGATTCAATAAACACTACGCCGTTGCTTGGAACCGCTGGTATAGATCCGGTTACAACCTCATAAGCCCTATCAGGGAACTTGGCGCATATCTTGCCGAACTCCGATACATGAAGATACTGAAGTGTTCCAGATCTCATCGATGTTGCGACACGAACCGAGCTGTTATTGTGAGCGAATAGTAGCTCTGACTGACTATCACGCCCAAGCGGCATTGCATCGCGCAGCATGGAGGGAAGATTCTTGTAAGCAAACAGTATTTTATCTCTGAATATTGTTTTTGCTATCTCTTCAGACTGAGCAATAATGCCCGCCCTGACGTTTTCTCTGAATAGCGCACAATCGAGAAGGTAAATATCTATAAGAGTTGTGAAGCCAAGTTGACGAGCCTTAAGAATTATGTTTCGTGTGTGCAGATTGTATAGTAATGACATCTGCGCTTCGTTGAGAATGAATGGCTTTATTAATATGTCGTCTTCATCATCGCCCTTTACCATGATCTTGTACAGCTCGCCGCTAGTCAGTCGCCACCACGGATCAGAAAGCTTAGATTTTAGCTCATCTATATCTTTATTTGGGCTCAATTGTATTTCCCGATATTTCTTTCAATAAATCAGATATGGGGTTAACGTCAATTTCAACTTTCTTAGCGTCATTATATCCAGCGACATCGGCAAGCTGCTTCATTGCTGTTAAAGGTGAATGCTGCTTGATCTTAAACCCCTCCTTGCCTGCCGTTACTTCAGCAATTGACGCCATAGTGACACCATTAATGTATGCCGATTCCTTTATAGCCCAGGCTGATTGCTCGACCTCTTCCCCGTCATTGCCTTCGTGCATCTGGGTACGCCATTCGATTAAATCTGACATGTTAGCCCTAGCTATAGACGAAAGCCTCTCAAGCATCTCTTGGCGAGTCATAACGGCCTTAGAAACGGCAACCGAGCGCATAGAGCAAAGGAATTTGTCAACCTTAAGATTGCTTAGGAGCTCCGAGGCTGAGGCCTCCTGAGATTTAATGCCTTTTGCCTTGCCGCCCCCATCCCTGTAGGAATCGATATTACTCTTTCCCTTAAGAGATTCGATACATACTTTCTGTTGGAGCGGGCTTAATTTATTGAATAATAGCTTCTGATCGTCGTTCATTTCGAACTTGTATTTCTTTGCGCTCATGTGACTTAGATCCCGTGGGTTGTCTAATGTGTGAGCGATCATTTTACATTGTATTAAATACTAAAACAACTAAGCCTTAATCTCTCACTAAAACGTACATGAGTTGCTGATTGTCGCGGCGTATTTGAATCGGAACGTTAACCAGTAATTCCGATAAGTCACGCAATGCAGATCTTAGCTTTGGCAAATCGGGCTGATATTTGAATGACGTCACACTATCCCCAATCGACATAGTAAAGCCCGTCACGCTGTCTTCGTCACTTGCCCCTGAGTATCCGAAAACTGGCTTGCCGTCCGCGATGACCTCAACTCTCGTGTCCGTTTCGGCTTCTGATATTTTACGAACAACGCTTAGCACTTCACTTAGATCGTGCTCAACCTCGACGGTGTATGGATCCGCATCGCCGAAGCTAATGACTGTTGACGCGACCGCAGAAAATGGCATAAATAAAACCAACATGCCCAGCATTGCCAAAAATGATAACTTTTTACTCTTCATACTTTACTGCCTCTCATTTTAGCCGTGCGAATGCATAGCCTTGATTAAACTTTTTGCCCATCTGTATAGCCTTATTGCGCCATGTCCAACTACTACGCCTGCATACAGCGTGTGTGCCCAGAATAATGAGGTGGTCACTCTTAGTTCGTAGAAGCTACTTCCCTTTTTTCTTTACGTCTTAGAAGCTTCCCTTGCTCGACAAGTGCGCTGACACCCCTTACCGCTTTTTTTGGATTGCTCCAGTACTGAATATACGCTCCTGTATGTTTTCCGTGCCCACAACACGCATTCATAATGCTCTTGTCTTCCAGATCACCCATGCATCCATCGTGACCTTCAGGAGATGGCAGTAGGCCGCACTTGTTACATCGCCCATATTGACCGCTCCCCGCTAAGTCAGGCGTATAAGTCCCAGTTATATCGATACCTCCTTGCCAGCATACGAAGACGCAGTGTCATGACAGCTCTTACACATATAGACCGATTGTTCATCAAGAGGGTGATCGCAAAGCTTTACGTTTTCAGTCGTTGTGCAGCTCTCGCATATGCCCGTAGTATCTTTTGGGATTATAACGACGCTTGATAGAGCACTCTTGATCAAATCGTGATCTTCAGATGACATGTGTGCTCCTTCAAGGTATCTCAATATAAACCTTATGTCTCCGTTCATGAATCGCCTTCTATGGTTTGCATTTGATTAACCTCAATAATCGAATTTAATAACCTGCGGTGCGTAAAGTGAAAGCCAAGCTACCATCAGCTCCTTTGCGTCATCCTTTCCTAGCTTCATAGAATCGGCGCCAGAATCATCCGAGGGAATAATGTAACACACCATTCTCATCTACACTTAAAAAGCCCGCAACGCCTGATATGTAAGCTGATTCTATATTTCCATCGCTGCCAATGCCGTAGCCGAGGGTATCTTTTTTTATCGGAATTATATTACTCACGATCTATCCTCTTTACGTATTTAGCGTACATCCCAGACGCAATTTCATCTTGAGTCTGAATTACCTCTTCTGCGAACGCTTCCAGGTCAGCTTGATCTTTGATGTCGTCTTTAAATTGAATCATCACATCCGCTTTTCTTGACAGATGCTTGACTTTATCAGAATTCTCTCGGTCATCCTCAAGCTGAGTCATCATTTCAAAATCGTCGTCATCACTAGAAAGACGTTTCTTTATTTCGTCAACATCGCTTGATTCCTTGATGTACTCGATGTCGTCACTACGTATGACGCTTAGCGGTTCACCCATACGACACCTATTTTTAAGAAGGATTATTTCTTCTGAGTATTCCAAAAAAAAACGAGACCAACCGTTAATAGATCCATGAACGCGGTCAACGGTAAATAGGTTAATAGCATCCTCCCAGCACCCGTAGCCACTCAAGCTATTAATCATTTCATCTCTAGTCATTTTTCATCACTCATTGCTTGCTTTATTGCAAGGCTTTGCTGCGAGAATTGAAGCTCGATTACTGTCTCTTCGAGATTGTCAATGTCGTCTTGTAGTCTGTTTATGCTTTCTTTAGAGCTATCTTGCAATCGATTAATGTCGGCCTTTGAAACTTCGTAAATGTATTTTGTTATCACTACACTTGAGATCAATACAGTCAAAGACATCGCGATAGAGACGGGCGCCGCTATCATCTTAAGAAAATTGTTGAACTTTTGGTTCAAAATAATACCTTCAAAACTGCATCAGTTGCCACTGCCGCGAACACGCACCCAGGGCCAAGCGTGCATATTAGAAATAACCCGAACTTTGTTTTCACGAAATTAGCCATTTTCCTGATCTCCAATTGATTTTCACACCGAATTATACCATTTTATTTCTATTGCTCGTACCAATTATTTTCAATGCAAATATTATGCATTTCAGGAATTGACTTATGTGAAAATATATCACCGCTATCGACACTCATTTCATCACTCCAAGTCTTTTAATTACCGTGAACATCACCGACAACATCACCGAAAACATCACCGTGAACATCACCTTGAACATCACCGAAAACATCACCGCCAACATTACCGTGAACATAACCGTGAACATCACCGACAACATAACCGCCAACATAACCGAAAACATTACCGCCAACATTACCAACAACATTACCGACAACATAACCGACAACATTACCTCCAACATAACCGTGAACATCACCGTGAACATCACCGAAAACATCACCGTGAACATAACCGTGAACATCACCGAAAACATCACCGCCAACATTACCGACAACATAACCGACAACATTACCGTGAACATCACCGTGAACATCACCGAAAACATTATTTAATACTGTAACTATACAAACATCACCACTTCTATCCGTAGTCAACAAAATATTCTCTTCTAAAAACTTAATCTCTTCTTCGTTCATAATTTACCGCCCTTCCTGTTAAACCATTTTTTACAGCCCTTTCGACCAGACCATTTTATTTTCGTATCGTCGTGACCTTTAGCCGAAACCCTCCGACGACTCATGAAGTATGCGTAATTCATTCTGATATAACCCTGCTCATAAATCACTTATAAAAATCAACAACATTTATATGAAGCGCATCAGCAACTTTGATTGCATTAAGCAAGCTCGGTGACTCTGTGAGCCCTGCAATTATCCGCTTAGCCGTTCGATTTGGTATGGATTTGTCAAGAAGCATATCAATCGTTAATGATCCATCTTTTACAGCCAAATTAACAACATCGACGAATGTAATTATTGGCTCAGCGTAACCTAGAAACATATTACAGTCGCGATACTCCTCACATCTAATCCGCCTCAATCGCTGCTCTTCTGACTCACCGAGACTGATCATATGATCAGTCTCAAGCTCAAGGTACTCAGGTTCTTTTCTAGCGAAACCAATGGCGTAATACATAGCAATGAACACTAGACTAATCACTATTGACGCGATGAAATGTACTGCGTATTCCGGCATTTTAGCTTTCCCATTTTTAATCTAAATAGTAAATTTCGTTGCGTCAAATGTATTTCCACAATCATTGCATTTTGCAACATCAACATAAAGCACGTCAATAATGCTCCCGCAACAGCCACATTTTGCTGCTCTTTTATGCACTCCATCAATCATTGCGTGCTCAAACGTCACTGTCATCTGCACTTTCTGCGCACGAACTCTTAGCGCAGACGCAAGCATTTCTTCTTGATTTCGAGCTGTGTCAATTTGAATAACGTTGCTTTTTACAAGTCTCATGATTCATCAAACCAAAATGTCATTTCTCCTGTGAACTGCGCGTTTCTAGCGTTGAAATCATATAAAATGCTGGATATTGCAAAAACTTCGTCAGAATCATAAATGCAAATATTATGCATTCCAGGAATTGACTTATGTGAAAATATATCACCGCTATCGACACTCATTTCATCACTCCAAGTCTTTTAATTACCGTGAACATAACCGAAAACATCACCGTGAACATAACCGACAACATCACCGAAAACATCACCGAAAACATCACCGTGAACATCACCGACAACATTACCGTGAACATTACCGCCAACATTACCGTGAACATCACCGACAACATTACCTCCAACATAACCGTGAACATCACCGAAAACATTATTTAATACTGTAACTATACAAACATCACCACTTCTATCCGTAGTCAACAAAATATTCTCTTCTAAAAACTTAATCTCTTCTTCGTTCATAATTTACCACCCTTCCTGTTAAACCATTTTTTACAGCCCTTTCGACCAGACCATTTTATTTTCGTCAAGTCTCATGATTCATCAAACCAAAATGTCATTTCTCCTGGGAACTGCGCGTTTCTAGCGTTGAAATCATATAAAATGCTGGATATTGCAAAAACTTCGTCAGAATCATAAATGCAAATATCAGCTAGATGGGTATCAACCGCATCGCATAAATCAGGTATACTCATCCCTTTTTTGTTTAAGACAACTTGAGCCATCCCTGACTCAAACTCACCTTCTTTCATATTCAATCGTTCAGCTAAAGTTTTCATCTCGAAGCGCCTTTGCGGTTGGTATGAATCAAATATACTAGCACCGTTCCACTTTGTCAAACTTTAATTAAACATAATTCCAGTCGCTTTTGCTGCGAAAATTACGCACATAATGCCAATCGCCAACGCCTCGATTTTTGGCCGCAGCGGATTAGCGTGCAGTAAATACGCGACGAAAATCACAGCAAACACGACAGTTGATACGCAGTTAATTATTAAGTCGATCGCTGTTATTATCACCTTACATCACCCGCCTTTTTAAGCATTAAAAAAACCAAATTTATCTTCAATACCTTTGATTCTTGCAACCGCCAACCTATATCGCTTTTTATCTTCGTAATTTATGTTCTTTTCTTCGCTTGAGTCATACTCATAAATCTTAACTATTGCCGAATCTTCTTTGTACTGCTCAATTATAGCTCTTGGCGCTACTGCTCGATGATTGCTGTCATCTATATCAACACCGCAATTTACAGCAAGTGATTTAACGGCTTCTACAAAATTTAAATTATCATATTTGACTAAAAATCCAATGGCATCTCCGGCCGCGCCGCAGCCAAAGCAGTAAAACATTTGTTTGTGTTCTGCGACAGTAAAAGATGGCGTTTTCTCATCATGAAAGGGGCATCGCGCATGATGATTTTTTCCTATTTTCTTTAGGTCAACTCTAGAATTTACGACATCAACGATATTTATTCTTCTGAGAATTTCATCTATGCAGCTTTTCTCTATCATCGCGACTTAGCCCTCTTTATATTTTGATGCTGAAGCCAACCTTTTGTCTCTTGACTTACAGCATGAACTAAGACTTTTTGTATTTTATTCGGCCACACTCCAAATTTCTCACGATACTGATTAGATGCCCATCCGTCTTTATATCCCTTGCTTTTCCCGTGTAACCTGAGCTCAGCAAGGAAAGCCTCTTTATCCTCTTTTGATGTAACCTTATTCGCTTTGCTTCCGGTATCCTCAATCTCCTCCAGCATCGTGCCGTCGTCTTCCATTTTCTTAGACATCGGAATA